TTGTGAAACCCCCCAGTTAAGGGGGGTTAGGGTTTAGCTATTAACTAGATTTAACTACGAAAGCAAGACCTGCATCATTACGCAATTCTTTAACACCATAAATAGTGTCAGAAGTGAATAAATCTCCAAGATATTCCTGTTTATACTGCGTCTGGCTGCGCACCGACACCTGTTCAGCAAGAACTAGAGCATCTTTGTGCATTAGTATGCCAACACGCTCATCGCCTCCACCAGAACTGCCAGTACCACCGCCTGAAGCAGCAGTATCACAGTTAGTTGAGATGAATACATCAATACCATAGATTTGACCAATCTTGCCTGTTCTAAGAGCATCGCCAGAACCAATGTATGCTTGTTCTGTGAATCGGTTGATTCCCAAAAGGTCATTAGCACATATTGGTGGAATAATCAAAGAACGATTGTCCATCGGTACATCTGCATTATCAAGTACAAGTATTAATGCACGAAGTCCAGCATCAGTAATATCTGCTTCATTCGTACCTGACCAATTAGTAGCACCAGAACCGATATAAGCAGCAGTATAACTGCCATCAGTAGTCGCACCACCCTGAAAACCTTCTCCTAAATCAATTAGGTCAGAGTCTACTTGTTTTGCCAGAGCGTAGCCAGCATCGTCAGTATAAAACTTCCTCATGCTTGCTAAACTTTGTACTTCTGCGATATCCTCAATTAACTTGGAATATTCGTAATGTTTATCTAAAGCTACAGTTACAACAGTATTGGTAGCTGCTGATAATGTAACTTGTGTGTTTGCTGTTTTAGAACTAGCACTTCCCCTTGTGGGAACTGGGATATGTATTTGATCTCCCTTTTTTCCCTTATGGTTTAGTCTAGTGACTACATTAGCAACCACTAAGTTCGACTTATATGCCCCTATAACTTCATCTGACCAGAGTTCTGGGATAAAGTTACCAGCAATAGTAGTCGTTACTTGGTTTGATCCTAAAGCCATGTTACTTCTCCTTATAAATGGATATTATTTCACCCTACCCTCCGCATAAGCCGAATGAATTTCATCAGCTAGTGAGGAATAACGGTTAGGGTCTGTTACCTGCAAGTTGATTAGATCAGCTCGCCTGTAAATTTTCTTGCCACCTACGGAATCTCCCGATGACCGAGTTTCAGAACTTGTTTTCTTTAGGTTTGATTGAATTTTAGTCTTTTCTTCAGCTTTTGCCTCTTGGGTTTTCTTAGACATTTCTGTCGAGGAATACCAATCAAAGAGTTCAATCGCCAAATCCGACCTATATTCAGTATCAGCCAAACGAAACATTTCTGTCCTCGCTGCACTATCACCGATAAATTTTTGGAAATCAGAGTCTTGAACAGTTTCTTGCCAATCTGGATATGCCTTGTCTAAGGCAGCCAAATTATGCGTCTGCATATTACCCACTCTCTCTTCCCTCGCCTTTATAACATCTGGGTGGTTTTCTATTGCTTGATTCACAGCATTAACTGGATCAGTAAAGAAGTTATCCTCCTGTGCTACAGGTTCTTCTGGTGGAGCAGCTTCCGTTGCTTTATTTTGTGCATCTACCAGACTTTGAATTAACTTGCGTTGCTCTCCGACTTCATTGGATTGCTTGCTCATTAATTTTTCAGACTGTTGATGCATTTCAATAACCTCCTGCATCGATTTACCTGCATACTTGTCTGGAATCTCGAATTCTGGTTGTTGAGTTTCTTCCCCTTGTTGAGGTTCTCCCTCTGCCAAAACTTCTTCTGTTGATTCTGGATTTTCTGTTATTGGTTCACCTGCTTGAGGTGCTACATCTACTACTATACTCATGGTTTTCTCCGCCCACTTGGGGTTATGAAGTTATATTATGTTGGATTCTCCTCTTGAGATTCTTCCAACGCTAGGTTTGTTGCTGACTGTAAACTTAGAATTAAATTTATAATCAACAACTGACCCTTGGCGTGCCAAAGGTCTTGCTCAGAGTTCATAGTGTCGATATTTCCAGCACTATTCTCTAAATTCTTAAAATCTTCTATTAAATCTCGCCATCCCTCAGTTTCCATCATGGAAAGCCTATCTTCTAGGAACTGTATATCTTCTTTTGACATTTATTTTTATTGAACTGTATTTATTACCGCTTTAGTTCCAGCCTCTCTGGCTTTTGCTAGATTTAAAATTGTTTCTGACTTCAGATGTTCTACTTCTGGAATATTCCTTGCAGTTTCTGATCGCATATTCTCGATGTCTGCAATGGTTTTCTCTACCGATGCCGCATCTTTCTGAAGTTTAAGTATCTTTTCTTGTATTTGTAATTCATTAGGTTGATCACTCATAGCCTCAGCCTGCCATTTGATTGCTTTAGCTTCTTCTTCCTTGGCTTCAGCAAGAGTTTTCTGTACATTTGCTTGAAGTTGTTGCATTTCAAGTTGTATACCCATTTGTTGCATCTCTTCTTGTTGTGGGTTTGGCTGATTGCCCTGCATTAGAGCATTAACAATCTGATCTCTGTTATGGATGCTTGAATTCTGGAATAATGCCAATAGAATAACATCGAAAGCAGGTGAATCCTGTGGTATGGTTTGTAGCATCTGTACCATTTGAGTCATTTCCAACTCTTTTGCCATGATTCCCATAGTCGAGTAAGGTATAAACTTGTAGTCTGACACAGGATATCTATCTACATCGAACTGTATCTTCCTCCACATAGCCTTATTAATAAGTGGAATGAGGAATGTATTCTGGAAATTCATTAATGTTCGTTTTTGTCGCTTAATTGCAGCACTTTGTAGCATCGACATACCACTAGCAGTTTCATTTCCTGCTTGGCCTTGGTCATTACTACCAGTACCCATCTGAATCATATTCTGAAGAGATGCGACCTGGTTGAATGTAGTTTGATCTGTTGTACCCATGTCTAAAGGCATGATTGCCTCTCTTGGAGAACCATTGGTCAGGACAGTTTTACCAGCTCGCACCTCGAACTTTACGCCCCTTGGCAATCTAGTGGCATCTGCAGCCATCATAGGTGTTGTTGTGAGTGCCAAAGAGTCAATTCTTGCTCTCATTTCAGCATCAAGGGCCTTTTGGGGGTTGTATCCTTTCTCACACACACCCCGACCCCAGAATTTATTGGGTACTATGTCATGTTGATAGGAAATAAAAGGTCTATCCCTCATCATAAAGGCATTTTCCTCTACTCTGAGGATATATTCGTCATTACACATGGTAACAACCGCCTCTACTAGTTCATCTTTCTTCTTATACTCGAAATCATCCTTATCAGCATTCTTTTTAAGGAATCTTTTGGGTACTTTACCCCAATATTCGCATATTTTGACCGAATCGGACTCATCCGCCTGTTTAATTTCGGGATCATAGCCGAATTTAACAGTATCATAGTCACCATCAAGGGGTACATCTCTATAAATGCCACTCTGGATGCCCTCTACCACATGGTATCTAGGTTTAATTACTTCGTGAGCAACCCCCAGAGCATCATTGATTGAGTTCGCTGATGGGTCAATCAAGAATTCTTTGGGGGAAATCGGCTCAACATGAACATCTATTGATGGATATTCGACTATTGTGCGTGTAGTAGCCATTGTGCCGTCAATTGGTGTTTCTGAGGGTGCTCTTTCTATGCTTTGTTTGACAACAATCTTGCCAACTCCTGTTCCATAGATCGCACCATTGAGAAAAACCTCACAAATGGCATCTTTTACGCCAGTTTTCTCTAGGTCTTCTTGTAATAAGTTACGCACATATTCAACATCGCTTGGGTCTTCATCAAGCATATCATCCTTAATATCGAACCATTTTCCTCGCCCAAATGTTGCTTCTTCTAGCTCTGCAACGCTTGATTCTACCGCTTGTTGTAGGGCAGGAGCAATAAGCCTGGATCTTTCGGTTTGTCTAGTTTTATCTTCAGCAGACCAGATACCACGCCAAAGACGATAGTATTCATCCCACATCGGGATATAGTTTATATTTCTATGTGTTCTCCAGCTTTCAAGTCTATAAGATAGCCAACTTGCTAAAGCCTGGTATTGATTTTCTTTATCCATTAATAGTCAGGGTTCATAGTTTTCTCCAAATTCCGTGCGAGTATAACAGATTATTCACTTAGATGCAAGTGATAATCATTCTCATTTAGTGATATGAGGTATTAATTTGCTCTACTTCAACCGCCCCATCACGCAACATCTTACAAATACTTAAATCAACTGCCTCTCCAAACTCCTTGTTTGGTAGTTGATCTTCTGATGTTAAATCAGTTATAATTTGACACGCTAGCACATAACGATGCATTAGTGTGTCTTGATCATTACTAAAAGCGATAAGGTCTTCCATTTCCTCTAAATCTAAATCTTCATTTAGATATTTATTAATATCCAGCGACATTGTCTAGGGGCCTCCATTCGTCTGATAATTCTATTGAGTGGGCGAAGTCCGCCACCGAAACCTGGTCTATGTAGGCTAAACTATCTAACAAATCGTCATGTGCCAAGTGGTTCGGGAAATCTAGCAATTGTGACTTAAAATCCCTCCAATCCTTATCTGGGTTAAACGAGATTTGCCCATGCTCCATTCTTCCTTGCAGCGACCAAGTAATTCTCTCTGTTTTCTTCTTGCCACCATGGCGTAACTCAATAATGGTTACCCATCGACCCTCAGTACGCATTTCATCTTCCAAATAGGGTAAGATTGCGTTTCTCAGAGAGCCAGTTTCAATTCCTACTGTAGCAGATTCAACTTTAATCGCTGAATGAAGAATCTTTTTAGCAGTTTCCTTGACATTCCACCTGCCGTGGAGGATATCCTTCACCCACCACTTATCTCTATCTATCTTCACGATCGCAATAGCTGTTTCATCCAACCTGGATCGTTTTAAATTCCGTTCTTTCTCTATCGCCTCAAATCCAGCAGGGTCGATAGCAATAACATAACTTCCCTCTTCTGGTTCTTCATCTACCTTAAACCATTCTTCCTTGAATATACCACCAGAAAAGGATTCAAATGATGCCTCGAATTCTTGTCTGAACGACATAGAGGACATTGTTTTACTTGCAGCCTTTATCTCTTTTTCTGGGATAAAGGGATTATCTATCGAGGTGAATTGAAAGGCTTCCCAATCATCATCTTCAAAGGCATCGTTATACAGGTCAAAGAAGTGATTCTTGCCTGCGGGCGTGCCAATAAAAAGTGCACCACCTTGCACATCTGAAAGCGTGGGCCTTATAATCTGTTCCCATACCTGGGGTTTCATGTTCGCATACTCATCTAACACGCAAAATGCCAAGCCAACGCCGCGAAGTGTATCTGGCCGATCACTTCCCTTGAGATATATCTTCCTGCCGTTAATAAGAGTTAATACAGCAGTATTCTCGTGGGCAGCAACAATCAAATCCTTACCCAAGTCCTTTAACATCCCCCACATAATGTCTTTAGCTTGCTGAAATGTCGGGCCAACATAGAAAACATCCTTACTTTCAGACTGAATAGCGTTAATCAATAATAACCACGCAGATAGATAAGACTTTCCAAACCTTCTGCCAGCAGCAACAATCTTAAACCTTTTTTCGGAATTGAATATCTGCAACTGAGCAGGATGTAGATCAATGTTTAATTCAGCCATCTGCAGCTACATTAACGATTACTTCATCCTCATTCTTTTGTTTTGGATTCACAAGCTTCTCTTTCGGGGTCTTGTTGATTTGTTCTTCAATTGATTCTATAGAGGATACATTAATAATCACCTGGGCATCGTTTCTATTCTTATGAGGATCAACCGCCTTCTGTACAGGTAATATCCGATCAATACACATCTTCAGACAATGAACATCGCCCTCCATAGCTTTGTCGATAACCTTTTGTACAACCTCTGGGCCTTTAGCAGACATTATCTCTCTAGAGAGTGCAGTAAACTTATTAACAGAACCCTTCTCTCTACCTTTAGGATTCAAAGCAGGCATTCCTTTATAGAAGTTGGGATTACCCCGCTTCTTTGGTTTTTCTTCCATTTTTAATCCCCGAAAGGTGACATAGGTGGACTAGGTGGTAGTCTTTCTGCTTTTTCCTTAGTCTTTCCAATAACCACACCACTTTCTACTTTTTCAAAACTAGAA